CAGCAACGGCAAAAGCTTTGAGTTCTTTGGGTGGTGGATCAGCGCCAAGCGCACCGGGAGCAGGTGGTGGTGGTGGTGGGGGTGGTGGATCAATGACGCCACAATTTAACACGGTTGGAAATAACGGTATTAATCAATTAGCGCAATTACAACAACAACCAACGCAAGCCTACGTGGTTAGCGGTCAAGTAACAAGCCAACAGGCGTTAGACAGAAATAGGCAACAGAATTCAAGTTTATAAGTTAAAAAGATATGGAAAAGTTTGAAATAGTAGAATTACTAATAGATGAAACAAAAATAGAAACAGGAATAAATGCCGTTTCAGTTGTTGAAAGTCCTGCAATCGAAGAAAACTTTGTAGCGTTAAACAAACACGAAGTAGAATTAAAAGAGGTCGATAACGAAAAGCGCATTTTAATGGGCGCGGCTTTAATTCCAAACAAACAAATTTACCGACGTGTAAAAGAAAAAGAATTTTACATTTTTTTTAGTGAGGACACGGTAAGAAAAGCAAGCGAATTATTTTTAATGCGATCAAACCAAAACAACGCTACGATCGAACATGAAAAAAAAATGCTCGAGGGAATGTCCGTAATTGAAAGCTGGATTATTGAAGACGAAAAAAAAGACAAGTCAAATTTATACGGTTTTAATTTACCTAAAGGTACGTGGATGATTTCGATGAAAGTAAACAACGACGAAATTTGGAACAAGGTAAAAGCCGGTGAAGTAAAAGGATTCAGCATTGAAGGTTATTTTGTGGACAAATACGAAATGAGTTTACAAGAAAGCGAAGATGAAATAATAATAGAAAAATTAAAAGAACTAATTGTAAATTATGGAAACACAAAGTAAAGCAAGTCCACGCGGTGGAAAACGTGGGTGTTTATGTCCAAACGGTAGATATAGTTCAAAATGTTGCGACGGTAGTTTACAAGCGCAGGGAATAGGGCAAACAGCAAGCGTACCGCCACAAAATGTTACAGTAACAGAAACTAACGGAGTACGTGTTACAGTGCGTCAAAACGGCTAAAAAGGGAACAAAACAAAAACGCGAAAGTTAATAAGTTAAATAAAGTAATATGAATACAAGAAAAACGATTTACGAAATGTTGTTTAAAAACAACGAAACGCAATTAGAAACGCATGAAGTAGATTTAGCAATGGCTGATGATGTTAAAAAAGCGTATGCAGCTGCAATTGCAGCAAGGAAAAAAAGTTTTGATGAGTACCAAAAGTTAAGACCGCTTTTGGCAAATGCTTTAAAAATGCAATTAGACTTACAAAAACTAAATCAAGATGCGGTTCCGATTTTTGATAGGTACGAACAAGCGGTAAAAGAATTAGGATTAGATCTACCAAAAGAAATAGTTCAACAAAAGCAAAATGTTCAGGATGGATTAAAAGGAACTTTTGCACAATATGTAAAAGCTTTACAATCAATTAAATTATAAAAATGAAAAATAGCCTAATCAATCAAATCAAAACTTTACTTGGAATGGAAGTAAAATTGGAGCAAATGATGTTGGCGGATGGAGTAACAGTTTTAGAAGCTGATTCATTCGAACCTGAAATGGAAATTGTAATAGTAACGGAAGACGATCAAAAAATACCGGTACCCGTTGGGGAATACGAAATGGAAGACGGTAGTATTTTAGTAGTAGAAAACGAAGGTATTATTTCCGAAATGAAAGAAATGGAAACGGAAGAGGAAGCGCCGGAAGTTGAAGAGGAAGTAGAAGTAGAAACGGAAAAGAAAGAAGAAATGGAAACCGCAAAAGCGGCACCAAAGAAAACTATCGAAAGCGTAGTAAAAGAAACTTTCTTTGCAGAAATCGAAGCTTTGAAAACTGAAAACGAAATGTTAAAAGCGGAATTAGCAAAAATAAACGAGGTTACAGAAACAGAATTAAGCGAATTAAAACCAATTTCTTTTAATCCTGAAAATGACAACCCAATAGAAATTACAAGGTTAGCAAGTAAAAAACCGCGTACAATTATGGATTCAGTTTTAGACAAATTAAGTAAATAATAATTTTAAAATAAAAAAAAATGAGTACAACTTTAGTATCAATTTCAAATGACGAATTACGTCAATTAGTTCAAACGCAAGTAATAAGCGCAGCAACTACATTAACTGCGGCGGATTCAGGAAAACATTTTTCTTTGAATGCAGCAGCAGGCGCACAAATTACTTTGCCAGCGGTAGCAACTTCAGCGGGTTTAAATTTCCGTTTTACAGTACAAGCGTTATTCGCAACAACTGCATGGACAATTAAAGCGGCAACGAATGTTATTCAAGGTGGAGTAATTGTAAATTCAGTTAACGTACCGGGAGCAGATGAAAACACGATTACATTTTCAGCAAGTGCAGATACAATCGGTGATTATGTTCAATTAAATTGTGACGGCGTTAATTGGTATGTTTTTGGAAAAGGAACTTCAGCAGGCGCAATTACATTAACAGTAGTTTAATCTTTAAAAATTTATATAATGAAAAACATTAATTTAAGTACAACAACGTCAATTACAACGACGTATGCTGGTGAGTCAGCAGGAAAATACATTGCTGCGGCTTTGTTAAGCGCGCCAACTTTAGAAAAAGGCGGTATTACAATTATGCCTAATGTGAAATTTAAGCAGGTAATTAAGCGTGTATCTACAGACGATATAATTCGTAATGCAACCTGTGATTTTGATCCAACAAGTACAGTTACACTAACTGAAAAAATTCTTCAACCGGAATCGTTTCAAGTAAATTTACAACTTTGTAAAACCGATTTTAGATCTGATTGGGATGCTATTCAAATGGGATATTCAGCATTCGACGTATTACCAAAATCATTTGCTGATTTCTTAATCGCGCATGCTGCTGAAAAAGTTGCTGCAGGTATGGAGACTTCAATTTGGTCAGGTGTTAATTCAACTGCTGGACAATTTGCAGGTATAATGACACAATTAGACGTTGATGCAGCTTTACCAGCAGGTCAAAAAATTGCAGGTACTACTGTAACGGCTGCAAACGTTATTACAGAATTAGGTTTAATGATTGATGCTTTACCAGCGGCTTTGTACGGTAAAGAAGATTTAACTTTGTATGTTTCAAATAACATTTACAGAGCTTATGTTCGTGCATTGGGCGGTTTTGCTGCAGCTGGAGTTGGTGCAAACGGTTACGACAATAAAGGAACAAACCAAGTATTGAATGATTTATATTTTGACGGTGTTAAAATATTTTTAGCTAACGGATTAGCTTCAAACACTGCATTATTGGCTCAAACTTCAAACTTGTTTTTTGCGACTGGTTTAATGAATGATATGAATGAAGTTCGTGTAATTGATATGGCAGAAAATGACGGCTCACAAAATGTACGTGTAATCATGAGGTTTACTGCAGATGTTAAATACGGATTTGCTTCGGATGTTGTTTCTTACGGAATTTAATTTTTAAAAAAATAATATTCTATAAACTAAATACAAAGGGTGGTGGAATATCTACCGCCCTTTTTTGTTAAACATTAAAAAAATATAATTATGAGCTGTGATATAGCAAACGGAAGACTGGAAGCATGCAAAGACGCAATTTCAGGATTATTAAATATCTACTTTATAAATTACGGTGCTTTAGAAATACAAGAAGTAAATTATGATGCAACAAATACAGATGTTATTGAAACATGGCCTCCTGCTGCAAGACTTTCTTTGTATAAATACGAATTGAAAGGAGCAAACGGATTCGAACAAACTATTCAAACTTCAAGAGATAACGGAACGACTTTCTTTGAACAAGTATTAACAGTACAATTAAAGAAACAAGACGTTGCAACGCATAAAAACGTTAAAATGTTAGCGTACGGACGTCCAAGAATTGTTGTTGAAACAAGAGACCACCAATACTTTTTAGCTGGTTTGGATCAAGGTTGCGACGTTACTGCAGGTACTGTTTCAAGTGGTACTGCAATGGGTGATTTTAACGGTTACAATTTAACTTTTACCGGTATGGAAAAATTACCGGCTAATTTCTTAGAATGTACAACCGAAGCTGGTTTACAAACTTTATTTAATGACGGTACGGACGATGCTTTAATAGTTACTTCGTAATTAAATATTACTTTATAAATTACCCCTGCTATTTTAGTGGGGGTTTTTTATTTGGATCAAAAAATACATTTTACCGTTATATTAATATGATTGTTTTAACAACTGAATTAACGCCACAAACATTTAACTTTATTCCACGAAGTTCAGATTTTGATTTAGTTCAAATTACAGATGAATTAACAAACAAAACAGTAGTAATTGATACGTACACTTTTACGGAAGGGGATTATTACAGTACGTTGGAATCGGAATTTAATTTAGTAGAAAATCGTTTTTATATTTTAACAATTAAAGACGGAGACCAAACAATTTACAAAGACAAAATATTTTGTACTAATCAAAGTTTGGTTACATTTTCCGTAAATAACGGGCAATATGTTTCAAACAGTACAACAAATGAATTTATAGTTTATGAATAATATACACGTTTTAAATTTAAGTTCGTACACGACGCCCGTAATTCAGGAATCGAAGCGGGAAAATTGGGTAGATTTTGGAATTGATAATAATTATTTCAATTTTTTAATTGATAGGTACACGAATTCAACTACGAATAACGCAATAATAAACAATATTAGTAGATTAGTTTACGGGCGTGGATTAAGTGCGTTAGACGCAAGCAAAAAGCCAAATGAGTACGCTCAAATGATGGCTTTATTTAATAGTGATTGTGTTCGAAAAATTGTTTTAGATCGTAAAATGTTAGGTCAATTTGCAATTCAGGTACATTATTCGGCGGATCATAAAAAGATTTTAAAAGTTTACCATATTCCGGTTAATTTATTACGTGCTGAAAAATGCAACAAAGAAGGAGAAATTGAAGGTTATTATTATTCCGATAATTGGTTAGATATAAAAAAATATACGCCTAAAAGAATTCCTGCGTTTGGTTTTTCAAATGAAAAAATAGAAATATTATTTTGTAGACCTTATTCGGTTGGAATGAAATATTATTCTTATCCTGATTACCAAGGTTCGATTCCATATTCACTACTCGAGGAAGAAGTGGCCGATTATTTAATTAACGAAGTTCAAAACGGTTTTTCGCCGACAATGGTAGTTGGATTTAATAATGGAATACCAAGCGAGGAACAGCAAGAAATTATTGCAAGCAAAGTAAAAACAAATTTAACAGGTAGTAAAGGTTCAAAAGTAGTAATTGGATTTCATCAAAATTCAGAAAGCAAAACAACGGTTGACGCTATTCCATTAAACGACGCGCCGGACCATTACACGTATTTAAGCGAAGAATGTTTACGCAAAATAATGTTAGGACACAATGTAACAAGCCCTCTTTTATTTGGAATTGCAACATCAAGTGGATTTAGTTCGAATGCTGATGAATTAAAAAATTCAACAATACTTTTTGACAATATGGTAATACGACCATTTCAAGAAGAAATAATTGAATGCTTTGATAAAGTTTTAGCATATAACGGAATTGCATTAAAATTATTTTTCAGAACATTACAGCCGTTGGAATTCGTAGATTTAGAAAACGCGTTAACGGAAGAACAAGTAATTGAAGAAACAGGAACGGAACTAAATAAAATAAATACTGATTTAGAAGAAATTTTAGCTGAAGTAGATGCAAACCAATTAAACGAAAATTGGATTTTAGTCGATGAACGCGAAGATTCAGAAAACGACGAAGATTTAGACTTGCAATTAATCAAAGCCGAAAGCGATTTAGAACCAAAAACAACGCTTTTAAGCAGGTTTATTAACTTAGTGCAAACAGGAAGCCCACAACCGAAATTAAAGAGCGTACAGGACAAAAAAGTAAGTGACTTAAAATATTTTAAAGTACGTTACAAGTACACGGGAAATAGAAACCCCGAAAGAGATTTTTGCCAAGCAATGATGCTAAAAGAAGATCGTTTATTTAGAAAAGAAGATATTGACGCAATGAGTAAAAGATCCGTTAATCCGGGTTGGGGAGAATTTGGAGCGAATACCTACGATATTTTTAAATTCAAAGGGGGCGCGCGATGCCATCATAAATGGAGCCGTGTTACTTTTATGCTGGATTTAAACGAAATAGAAAAAGGTTATGCAGAAATTGGAACGCGTAAAGCTGAAATAAAAGGTTACAAAATTACGAACCCGTACCAAGTTTCTTTTTACCCAAACAATTTACCGTTAAAAGGATTTAGCCCAAACAACCCAAATACAGGTGGAAAAATGTTAAAAGAAAACCAAGAATAAATGGCTGAAGCATTATTAATAACACGAAACGACGTTGTTAAATTTACAGCGTTAAACGGTAATGTAGACACTGATAATTTTATTCAGTGGGTTAAAATTGCGCAGGATATTGATATACAACGAGTTTTAGGAACGCAATTACTTCAAAAATTACAAGCTGAAATTATTTTAGCAAATGAAGGAATACCAACAGCAATTTCAATTAGTGATCCGGGTACCGGTTACACAACCGCAACAGGATTAACGACAACAGGCACGGGAACGGGTTTAACGGTAGATATTACCGCAGCTGCTGGATTAGTTACGGTTGCAGATATTGACGACGCAGGAACGGGATATAAGATAAATGACACGGTAATAATTGACGGCGGAAATGACGACGCAGAAATTACAATAGATTCGATTTATACGATACCAACGGATTATAATAATTTATTAGTTACGTATGTAAAACCGATGCTGATTCACTTCGCAATGTCGCAATTTTTACCATTTGCAGCGTACACAATAGCAAACAAAGGAGTTTACAAACACAATTCAGAAAATTCGACAAACGTAGAAAAAAACGAAATAGATTATTTGGTACAAAAGGAATTAATGATAGCGCAAAATTACGCTGAAAGATTTATTGATTATATTAGTTTCAATAATGATTTATTTCCGGAGTACAATACTAATTCAAACGGAGATATGTTTCCAAGTACACAAAACAATTTTACAGGATGGTTCATTTAAAAAAAGTTTACACGCCAAAGGCTGAAAACGTAAAAAAATTAAAGGCATATTTAGTTAAATTAAATAAAGAAAAAAATGGCAAATAGTAACGGTTGGGGAGATGGAGCCGCAAACAATGCTATTGGATGGGGACAAGGCGCAAACAAC